CCGTTAACATTCACTGCTATTCAAGGTCAAGATAAATTTATAGGAACAGCTCCATGTTCAGTTAATGTAGAAATGAGACATTCTATTAGATATGTTTTACAATCGTATTCAGGTGTTCCTTCGTCTTATAATGAGACTGATTTCAGTAATCGAATCGGTTCTCCTTTAATACGTGCTTATGTTACTGATAAAACTATAACTGCAGTTCCATACAATGTGGATTACTGGAAAACTAATGGTGATATTTCGTCAACTTATTGGAAATCTCCTATTAAAATTAACTCATCTAGTGCAAATACGGTAACGACTGTAACTTCAGTTAATTAAATTTATATACTAAATTATTAAAATTAATATATACTTATATTATGGATGAAAACAAATACAAACTGTGGTGCGTGACTATTAACGAAAGTAAAGAATGTCCGCTACCATCACAACATTTAATTTTAGAGTTATTTGAGGATATTGCTACTACTTATGTATTTCAATTAGAGAAAGGTGAAAAGACCGATAACTTACATTACCAATGTGCAATAAAGTTAAAGTTAAGAAGACGTAAGTCTACTTTAATAAATATTGTTAAAGCTAAATTATTGTTAGCCCATCAGTTTGAGTTTTCACCCATGCAAGGATCGTGGGAGGATAATTATAATTATTGTACTAAGGAAGATTCCTCAGTAGCTCCTCCTATTACGAACTTGCCATATTATAAAGGTGCAGACATTAAATTCTTAGAAGATATGAGCAAAATGTATCCCTGGCAACAGTGGTTATTTAGTGAGTTATTTTGGTCGTCTGTACATCATACTAAAATTCCTGACGATCGTAAGATCTATTGGATTTATGATCCCACTGGTAATAGTGGAAAAAGCAAATTCGCTAAGTTCTTGGTGTTACGCAATAATTCTATTGTTAAGGTTCCTTTTGGCACATCGACGCAGTTAAGATCTGCTATTATTACTGCTGGTGTTAAGAAGATTTATATCGTAGATATCCCCCGTACCTTAGGTAAGGATGATGACATGAATAGTGTCATTTCAGTACTAGAAGATTTAAAAAATGGGTTCGTTGTAAGTTCGATGTACGGAAAAAACGCACAAATTTTAATGGATCCTCCTCATGTGGTAGTATTTTCGAATAGAATCTGCCCTGTGGATAAGATGTCTTCAGACAGATGGATCCAAATGGAAATAAATGAAAAAAAAGAACCCAAGGTGCTTAGATATGGGTATAATCTTCCAAACTATACGTACGATTAAGTCCATCCAGGACGCAGTACGAGAGGCCAAGAATTTGTTGGTATTATTGAAAGAATTGCTCTATGACGTCCCTTTGGACGTCGAGGTCCCTGATCTCTAAGAAGTATATACATATAAGAGGATTTTTGGTAATTACCCGAAGGTCAAAAAAATCCTCTTTCTTAAACAAAAAAATATGAAATTCATAAAAATATCCGATACGACTGTTGAATGGGCGATTGAACAAGGTAAACATTTAGTGGAATATGGATTACAAGGCTATGACGGAGAACCTCCTATTATCGATTCAGTTGATCCTAATAGCTCTATATACCGTTGGGTGGCTGGTGCAGTTATGTTTATACGATCGCTTGTGGGAATCTTAAATAATGTACCAATGATTGAAGAATGAGAGAAAAATACTTTAAGATCTTAGAAGCTGCCGCTGATTTTATTAAGCGTGTAGCAGAAATATTAATTGAAAAATAAAAGAAATGGGTAGTAGTGATTACACAGTACCGAAAGGCCGGCCATTCATTCCGTATGGTCGTCCTTTTAAAAAAATACCACCAGGCGCAGCTGCGATGCAACAACAATCAACAAAGAATTATGCATTTGATTTAATGCGAGCTAAGCGCGACGGTGTGAAGACTAAAGGTTCATACATACCTTTAGCTAAAAAACCTTTCAAAACTCCAGCTTTTGTAAAAGGTTCAATAAGTAAAAATACATTCAACAGAAGTAAATATAATGGTAAAAAGACGTTCAAGTCAATCCCGACGAACAGTCGGAAAAATCCGTGGCGGGTATGGTCTACTTCCCGCTGGGCGTATGATAAACCGAAGGCTATCAAATCCAAAGCCCGACTACGGTATTATGCCTTCAAAAAGCGAGCCTTATAGTTTTAAAAGGGCCCTATATACCGAAGGTTGGGGTCAATTAGGACGCTTTAAACGTTATTTAGGGAAATATAAAGCCCCTTTAACGAAAACTGTGGTATCAGCTCTTACTGGAGCTAGAATAGCAGAAAAATTAATGAACAGGAAATCAGTGAAAACTCCAAAAACGAAAACAGCAACAGAACCTCTATTAGATTTAGAGAAAGGTATTGCTTCTACCGTAAAGGGTAAGCAGAAAATGGATAAGGTTTATACCGTATCAAGAGTTAAAATGGACATGTCAGGTCCAGTAAAACAACGTTCTTTTAGCACAAGTGTAAAGTTTGGTAAACCAACTTCTAAGTCTATTATGTTCGCTGCTAAACAAAATGGTTCAAAGGTTTTAGAGTTATATAACTCTTTAACAGATCCTCTGATGGTTGCAACTAGGGCTGAAAGAGAAGCTCTAGAGATCTATGCTGGTTTTAATCAGAAGGCAATTTACTCAAATAACCGGTTAGTACCTTGTTGGATGGATGTTTTAGATAACATTTACAAGGTAAGTTATAATAATACAATTGATCCGTTATTCCCTAACCCGGACAATTCAGATAAAACTAAGTACACCTCTTTATATGGCTGTGCTATGAGTCTAAGTTCTACGTTAATGCTTAGAAATAACATGAATACTACATCTGTTATTGTTAAGGTTCATTTTGTTATGCCTAAATCGTCAGTTACTGCTAATGTGCCTTGGCATGCTCCATTAGTCAGAGTTGGAGATTTTGTAACTAATAATTCAGCACCTATTGAGACACAGCGAGTTATAAAAGCTCCTGTAGATTATGAACGTCCTTATGTAAGGTCGAATTCAGCTGCTGAAACCGGTAGTCTTTGGAGATTTGCTCCTAATGCGGTTTCGAATGCTAAATTAGGATTTATAATTCCGTCTGCTGATATTACAGAGTCTGAATCATTTAATGATTCTTTTACTATTACTAGAACTTTAGTAAAAACTTTAGATGTTGGTGATGATTGGAAAATTAATGTGACAAGAACTTTAGGCCCTGGTATACGATTAGATGAAGCCCTTCGTGTAGCACGAAATAATAATTGGTCATCAGGCAATTTCAATTCAGCAGAATTGCCATTAGGTCATCGTGTTATTATTGAACTTGTAGGTAAACCTTTAACGGTGGAAGCTCAGTATGAAGATCCGTATGTGGAAAGTACCACTACTGCTCCGTTAACATTCACTGCTATTCAAGGTCAAGATAAATTTATAGGAACAGCTCCATGTTCAGTTAATGTAGAAATGAGACATTCTATTAGATATGTTTTACAATCGTATTCAGGTGTTCCTTCG